TAATTGTGCAACTTGCGTCACCTTTAGTGCTTACTGTAGAACCGTCATCTAGTATCGTAAGGGTCTTACTGACCACGGATTTTTTGGATTCCGAGTCAATAATGTTCAATTCGAAAGTCTTTGATGTGATGTCCTGATTCTTCTGATCCTCGTTTTTGAACGTAAATGTTATAGGATTATCCACTCCTCTATGAAGTGTTAGACGTCTATCGTACACTTTCACACCCCTTCCATGATAACCATTTATGTATGCGATTACCAAATTTGTTAGTAAATACCTTGATACTGTTTGCATAGTACATATTTAACAGTATTTATAGATAGAGCATGAATGAAATTTTTAAAACATTAAGGGATAAATTTCCGTTTTTGAGCCTAATTAGAAAGGGCGAGATGGAGTTTGTGGGCATTGTCCAGAACCAAGATACAAATGTGATTAGTTTCTATGACTATGGTAGATTAATGATGCCAAAGGACAAGATTAGATTTTTAAAGTGCGGTGAGATTTGGTGGTACGAGTCAAACAGGAAATTGCCAATCAACATATTTTTGAAGGGTGATTTTAAATATTTTAGATCTACTCTAGTAACTCTTAACAGTAAGGATATTCAAATAGTAGAAGGTCCGACAGTGAAACTTTCTGAAATTTCAAACAAAAGAGTGAAACGCAGAACAATACAATTAGTAAGAAAACCTATCTAACTTTTATCTTTATCAATCAACTTAGAAAAGTACATAGTCAACGTGTTTTTAGGTTGATAGTGTTTGTACTCAACTGGTTCATCGGTAAGGTGATTTTTTCGTTTTTTGGATTTTCTTTTTTTATTTTTTTGATGTTGCATCAAAACTATATTTATCCTTAGCAATTAAATTCATCTGGACAACGATTGCCTGTGCATATGCAACAGCATGTGATTTCTTAAAGAAGTAACTGCCATCGGTTGGTTTTACCCAAACTTCGGCCATTATTTCTGGCCAACTTTTATTCATCAAGTGCCTTTTGGCAGGACGTATTATGGCCAACACAGCCGCAAGTTGTTCTATGGTTTTTGGTTGTAGTTTAGACACTATATTGAAATGTCCATTAAGATGGAAAAGTCTATCCACAATTTTTTCATCATTGAGCATGTTCCAGTCAGGCTCTTGTATCATTAGTTCAACCAGTTCCTGCTCGGACTTGATATCTTTGTAGATATTAACGTTCAACAAATCAATTTTAAAGTATCCTCTGTCTTCTGCATGTTTATAATCTAAGGATGAATTACCAGTGACAGGATGTTCAGGAACAGCATGGAAATACACACCTGTTTTGTGTTTCTCCGTCTTGTCATCTTTTATGATAGTGGCTGGCGTGTGCTTGAAAAGTTTTAACACTCCGTCTCTGTCAAAAAAATCTATGTCTACGTCAGGCATTAGTGTACCGTTCCTTTTATTTTTTTTTCATGATACTTAATAAATTCATCTCTGGTTCCTGGCTTCAAAAATTCTAAGCATTGAAGCATCTTATGATAGCCAATGCTTTGTTGCACCTTTGGACTCATGTCAGGCATACAAATTTTTCCTATATTACCGTCGTGTTTGATATGTAAGATCATGTCCCCATCTTCCAGGTCAAAATCTAATTCGTCGTCGATATCAATTTTCACTCTACTCAATCTTGGCCTCCTTTGCAGTTTCTTGCACAAACAAGTGATCCGCTGGTGCACTTTTTATTTTTTGTGTCCAAAACTCTAAACTTATAAACCTTGCGATCATCTGTAACTGTTCGTCGTTGAATGATTTTAACAGTTTTTTTCCGGCTTTGCAACCTAACAACAACCATGGAGATATTTTTCCTTGTTGGACATGTTGCACCGCCCTGTTTGTATTGACTAATCTGAAATAGTCTGCCCACTGGGCATTTTGCTCTGCCGCCCAATCCATCATTGTTGCTATGGATCTTTGTAGTGCAGATTCAACAGGCTCTGCTTTAAGCGTTTCTATGAGATAAGTTTCGTATAGGTCGTCTCTGGCCCAGTAGTCTAGTTTTATTTTTGAAAGTATCACATAGTCGATGTATTTTTCAGGATACAAAGGATTGACATGCATCATGAACCTTCCAAATTTTACAAACGCATTGTAGTAAGGACTTTTACAAAAGTCGTCGTATGTCTTTACTTTCATTCCGTTTTGATGTATTTGATAAAATCTTTGGAAAACTATGAAACCGTTTTGCACCCATTTTTCATTTTTTTGCAGATGCCTTCTTTTTGGCTCACACATATGCACCTGTAGTGTGCGTTCACGGAGAAACTCTTTACCGCAATAAGGACATTTATTTGGACTCAATTCCATGCGACTCCAATAATTCTTCTAACTCTTTATCTGTAATGATTGCGTCCAAAGTTTCGAGATCTGATTCCTTCCAATTTGGATACAACTGTTGCAACTTTTTAAGACTTTTGTTTGGCACTCGCTTCATTGGTTTGATCCAAGGATGGAACTGTTGTTTCAAGGCTCCACACATGGATGTCAATATCCAACAAAGTTTCTTGTGTTTTCCAGATAGTGTAAACAAATGTTTGTTAACACATTCGTTAACCATCTCCACGTAGTGTTCGACATAAAATGGATCTTTCGATGATACACTCGAAACGTACCTCATCAGCATGTAAGGAGAATATAAAGATCTCTCATGATCATCTATCCTATCGAAGTAGTCCTTGTTCCTAAAGTCTACCGCCTTAAGTCCGTTTCTTAGTTCGAAAAATTTTCTCTTCGTCATATTTTAATCTAAACAATGTTGCTGTCTTTGGGTCAACAAATGTTAATTTTAAATGACCTTGACACTGTTGTAAACCTTTTAATTTAAATTTATTTTCCTTTAACCATCCAAAAAATAACATCGGCCATTCCTCGTTGTGCCATACAGGAGTGCCATCTGTGACAATCATTATTGGAGCATCAACAGAAACAGTTGTCTTGTTACTACCAGACCGAGCCATAATCCACCTGCTCGCACTGCCTTGAGATGTCCTTAACAAAATAAGCACACACCGGCTTTGGGCCATCTGTCAGAGGCACAGCCAACAGTTGTCCTGATTTAATTTTTGGAAAGTACCATTTGACTTCTGTGTATATGTCTACAATGTCTATCTTATGAAAGTCAGGCTTGCCACTGCTCAATGGATTAAATGTAAAAGCATCGAATCCTCTATCATTCAAACTTGTTATAGGCAACACATGCATTTCTGGTTGTCCCTGCTCACCTATCAACATCTTCCAATCCAAAGGCATCTTAATTTTATAAGGACCAATTTCAAGCACTGCCGCCGGTGCATTGAAACTTTCCAAAAAGATCAATGGAATGTAAAAGAAATCTGGATTAGATGGATCGGAATTATCCATTACTGCGAATCTTAATTTTTCATCTACATATTCTGGAATCTTTTCCAAAGTATATGTGTGATCTTCAAGTGTTAGTATCTTCATATAAATCTGTATCTACTTTTTCTATATTATACGGATAATTTGCCTCTTTGTAAAACTTTTTTCTCTGTGTCAAATGCCGCCTTGCGAACTTGCAAGCACTAGTAATGTCCCATATCATTACATTATCTTTGTCCTCTGCTTTACGTATTCCACGTCCTATGGATTGTATTACCCTTACAAAAGACTTGCCTGGCTCTATAAGAATAAGATTGAAAATCCTAGGAATATTAATACCAACAGCGGCCACTCCATATGTGGCAATAATAATTTTATTTGTTGCAGTAGATACTTCATCATAGTGTTCCTTCCTGTCTAATGTTTTTGTTGCTCCTCTTATGAATACTGAATTTTTAATTTTCTTTTCCAGTATCTCCCCTGCACTTATCCTATCAACAAGTATCAAAGTATTTCCTGATGTTGCAATATCACTGATAGTTTGTGCGATCCAACTAGTGCGTTTTGGATCTGTTGTTAACCATTTTAATTCTTCTTGATAGTTCCTAAACTCCAAAACATCGTTTGTCTGTAACACAGTCACATGGCAGTTTGCAAGAACGCCTTTGTCTTGCAGTTCTTTTGCTTCAATTTTGTTTGCAACTTCACCAAGAGATACTTTTATTCCCATGTACTCGTATTCTTGTTTTGGTACTGTTCCAGTAAGTCCCCATCTTATCTGACAGTGTGCGAAAGGCCCTGTTAACAATCTTTTTAATACATCTGCTTTTGCCATGTGTACCTCATCAACTATCACTGTGTTTATACCTTCTATAAATTCTTTGAATTCGGTTGAATGTTCGTCCTTAGATTTCTTTTCAAGCACATTCAAACTTTGCCAAGTTGCAATCGTATTGAACCTTCCTGACTCTTTCCTGTCTCCATAATACACACCTGTATCAAGATTACAAGCAATAAAATCTTCCTCGGTTTGTGTTACAAGACTTTTATTTGGAACAATGGTCAAGGTTCGACCATATGGTTCGACAAGTTGACAAAGTGCCGCTGTGATTATAGTCTTACCTGCACCAGTTGCAATTTCCTGTATGCATTGTGGATTTTCAATAAATTTGTTTATTGTTTCAACCTGATAATCTCTTAATTCTATAGGTTGTCCTGCACACGGATGGGTGCTTGGCCATTTGATATGTGAAAGATAAAACTTGTTAATTTTTGTAAACTCCAAATCATTTTTTGGACGCTGATCATCTAGTTCTACATACACCCCGGCCTCTTCAAGTATTGGAAGTATTTGATCAACCAAGAACAAATATGTTGTTCCACCAAGTCCAAAGAAAGCAATTTTACCGTCCCATCGTCCCAACTTCACTGCCGGAAGATGATATGCGTAAGGTATTTGATATTTGAATTTTTGATGTAGGCGCTGTCTCCATTTGAGATCTAAGTTCTCAAATTTAACATTTACCTGATCT